GGTTTCAATTCTAGTGTTATTTGAAGCGCCGCGAACAGGGATGTAATAATCCTCATCTACGCTCATAGCATTATAGCGCAAATCTACTCGACCCGAGTCGTCGTCAACTATTTGATTTCTTTTCATTTGCGTCTTTACTTGCTCAATATATTGCTCAACATCTTCTACGGCAATATTTCCTACGTCGATGTAGAATACTCGACGTTCAGGCGAGCGCACAATCCGGTAAGCCATCATGGCATCTTCTAAAAGAGTAAGCTGTCGCCAGATGCGTCGAGATGGTTCGAGAACCGACGTCCCGTAAGGGATGTATCTGTCACTTCCCATCACACGAAGGTGGGATATCTGCCAGTTCTCAAAGGTAACGCCTTTCCCTCGTCCTTCAGCCTGCTGCCAAAAGTACTGAATATAGTTTGGGTTAGTTGGGTCGCGACCCTCAATGCGCTCAATCTCTCGGACGGGGAGTGGGATGACGTTCGTAATCCCCATGGCATCATCAATGTCAAGATAGAGATAATAGTCTCCATACTTGCACATGCTGCGAGCCCAGCTAAACATATTGGCATCAACGTTTAGGACACTATACAGAAGAGAGTGAAGAATGTCTTTGATTTCACGGTTGTGGCACTCAACGTTGATCAATGGGTTAAAGACTGTCGAAGTAGTGATCTCGTCAGCATAGATGTCTAGTGCTGAGGCAATCTCTGGAACGTACTCCATTTGATCGAAGTCAGTGTATCGAATTTGACGATTGCGCTGTAAGAGAACCTTGTTTGATAGGTCTCCAAAAGGATTGTGATATTCCTTCTTCTTGAAAGCTTTTCCGGTGCTACTCGTAAAATTATATTTTTGTACATTCTTACGAGTTCCGCGGGTGACGGCTGGTCTATCATAGTTTACTATTGGCCCGCTGAAGAGTCGGGTTAGTCTACGGAATAGCGTTGAGTCCGGGTTTCTAACATTTCCATTATCATTCTTATCTGCCATGGTTTATCCCTTATAAATCCAACTCAAGTCGTGTACTTTTCCGTCATCGCCCTTGAAAGTAGTCTTTTGAGTTTGGTAGCCGTGTTGTCCTTCTATCCGCGTATTTAATGTTGTGTTAGATACCGAGATGCTCGTCAACATAGCTTTTTTATATTGAGCCTCCCGTTGATTAGCCGTCAAAGCTGTTCCTCTAACCCAACAACCAATCGATGCCGCAATCACTAAGTCATCATTGTAACTTCTCATTGCTTGCGGGCGGCCGTTATGCCAAACGAAAGTCTTAATCTCGTTAGCTAACCTCATCGAGTTAATAGTAATTAGTTTATTTCTCACGAATTCCTCAAACTTAGCAATAACTAACGGTCTAGTTTTCATCGACATTGTGAACCCAGCCACAGAAGAAACACTCTGTGCAGTAACTTGATCAACATATTCGTGAGTTGATTTTACACTATAATATAAATTTTTATAATCTAAATCTTGAATTCTGCTTAAAACTCCTATACCTAGAGAGTTATTCTCTATTATAAGGAGTGCTTCGTTATATTCGTGCCCCATCGAGTGTAGAAGTGGAGCAAACATATCTGGTGTTATCTTGCCTTGATACTCGGCAACTTGCTCCATCGTCTCTATGTCAAAAACATGTCCAACACTGAAATCTGAGCCATCTCCTCTTGCTACATCAGCTATTAAAACATACTCATGCCCTGGGAGTGGCTCTTTCCAAATCCAATAATTTCTATCAAACCCGGTCTTGTGTGTTGGGGACTTTACATTCTCTAAAATAAACTTTAAGTCGTCGCCATGTACAACAGTTTCGCCAGAAGCGTTAAAGTTACACTCTAGCTCCTGCGCAATCTCCCGGCGGGACATATTTCTAGTTTCTTTATCGAACCACTCTTTATCTCGCTCTGGGTGGACATTCCATGGCAATTTAATCGTATAGAAATCGTTCTTCTGTTCTTCTGCCTCTGTGTAAGTCTTGTGAAACCAGTTGCCAACACCATTTGGAGTAGACAAAGCGATGCATCGACCACCAGTAGACAGCGTTGGGTATAAACCTGCCCACAATTCTTCCATTCCCTCGACAAAGGCGGCCTCATCGACGACTAGGAGAGACAAAGCCTCAGAACGACCAGCGTCTCCCGAAGTCGAGGAAGCTTTAACCTGAGATCCGTTTGCTAATTCAAAAGATTGTCTGTTGTCAATGGATATCTCAGCGATCTTTAGCCATGCCGGCAGATTTTTATGAATAGCCTTGATCTTTTTGACTAAGTTTGTAGCTGTCCCCAGTTTTGTGGCGACTACTAATACATTTTTGTCACGATGAAACAACATGAGCCAACAAACATAGGCCGCAACTGTTGTTGAGATTCCTAATTGGCGTGCCTTGAGGATCACGTTAAAGCGATGATCCTTAAAATCGTTTAAAGCCGTGCTTTGGAAGTCATATAGGTCAAACGGGATCAAACCTCTCATTGGGTGAGAGATTTTAGCGTAGTTATTACAAAAGTAAGAAGGATCTTTTCCGCAGCGAACGATCTGCGCCATGACCTCTTTCTTAGTTAAAGACATTTAGCCCTCTGGCGTTTCGGGGTTCTTCTTTGCCGTGTCGTTAGAGGGGCGCTTATCAGATGACTTATCTAAAAAGTCCTTAAACTGTTTTTCGAAAGACTTGTCAATACTTCTATCGGATGTTTTTCTTAGCGAAACAGTATCGCCAGACTCGGATCCAATATTGTATTGCTTTTTTGCCTGAACCCATGTGTGGTAGCGTGAGGTGGTTTGTACTAGGATGTCGGCGTCTGTGTCTTCGGAAAGAGTCACCGATCCTTTGGTGATGTTTTTATATTCCTTCTTCAGAAATTTAGCAATATCCGCAAACTTTCTTTCAATCTCGTTTTCAAATTTATTCCGTGGGTGAAGCTCTTCAAGGCGCATCTCACTCTGGTAAGAGACGATCATCTTGTTGGCTGCGAACCGAACACGGAAGCCGTCAATAACTCGACTATCAAGAACTGGGTGTCCTTGCTCTCGTTTGAGCCCTATCTCTTCATCGATCTCGGAGCCGTCGTAAGCATTGGCTGCGGCCTGGTTGAGACCCTTAATTACGTCTAGAATATTGGACATTATGTTTTTCTCCTCAAAGAATCTTTAACTTGGTCTGTGTCTGGTCGCCACCCTTTGCGCCACTTGTCTTCTCGATGCTCGACGAAAAAAACATAACAATGCTCACAGCACTCAAACCTATTCATATATAGGTCGTCTCTTCGCGAAAATGAATATGTTTTGCAGACTGGACAAGTTCTCTTAATGTTCTCGTTTCTTGTTTTCTTCTTTATGACTACATCGCCCTGAAGATGTGTATCCGTTACTGACTTTGACTTTTGTTGCCTTTGTCTTCTGATTTTGATCTGCTCCAAGTACTCTTTCTCTTTGTCCGGCTCCCACTCAGATCTGAAATCTTGCACTGTATCTTTGCCATATTTCTCTGATATGGCTTTTTCAACAGCAGCAATATAATTCCAGTCCTTTTTCATGGCTGGTACACTGCCTTAACAATCGCAATCGACATGCCAGCACCTACCACAAGCCCGGTTAAAAGCCCAAAGGTTCCTCGATTACGATTGAACCACTTGTTGTCCTTAAGAATTGTATCCTCAAGTTTAATGATAGATAACTTATATGTCTCTTGCATCTGAGTGCATACCTTTTTATCTACTGAACATTCTCCAAGTTTAGCCAAACTATCAAGTTTGTTTTGCAGCAACTTCCGGAAGTCCTCTTCGCTCAGCAGGATCCCTATATAAGAGTCGCCATCTTGCTCAACAGCCGCCGGACGGGGGTCAAACTTGGTGACCTCCGCAGCGACGGCGTTAAGTGAAAAACATAGTATTAAAGCTACTACCTTCTTCATATTACTTCAGGAACTTTTTCAGTCCCTCTATCCGCTTAGCTGGGCGCTTGAGCCCACTCACTAAAGTATAGGTGACAAGTTTATCTCTGTGGTCGTCTTCATATATGCCCCGGTGGATGATGGCTCCACCGGTCAAAGCTGCCAGAGTATCAAAACCAAACTCGATGCTATCCATTAAGCCAACGGTTTCCTCGAAAATTTCAGTGCCGCCGACAACAACACAGGCAGCGCCAGTAGCTGTTGTTAGATCGAATCCCTCGGCGAGCAAAGTCTTCTCTAAGTTCTTCTTAAGAGCATTAGAGATGGCAGTTTCGCTTTCAACGTCCTTGACGCTGGTAACGCCCATAATCATGCAGCCGGCTTGGCTCATGATGCTATCATAGTCAGTTGGGTCAAATGCTGTATATTCTGAGTCTTGGTTTGCAAGGACATTAAATACATGAAACAACCCAGCCACCGTGTTATTGATGGTTGTCCAGAACTTCTTGACTGTTAGCTTGGGGTAAAGTCTTTTAATCTTCTCGTTGTCCACCATAATAAGGGGAGCAATCTTTCCCTTTTCTGCGAGCCCGCAAAGTTGGGTCATGCGCTTATGTGCATTATTGGCCACAGTCGGTGATGCTGACTCACCAGCAGTTGGTAAAGAAGCAATGACTCCGACGCGCTTGTCAACGTCCTCAACGCCAATATAAGTGAAATACTTTTTGGCCACTCTGATTAGTGTGTTAACTGTTCCGCCGCCGCTGCCACCAGAAACACCCAAACAAACAATGATGCGATCGACATTGTTGCCAAACACTTCCCTGAACTTGTTGAACACTTCTTGTTCTTTTTGTTCAATTGCTGCTTCAGCCTTTTTCTGATCTTTGCCAGCGCCTTGATCGCCGTGCTCATCAACCAAGAATTTTTGATTCTCTGGGAGATCAAGTCCGTTTAAGTCAGAGCGGGCTGTATTGACTGCTACTGTTTTAGTATAGCCCATGTCAAAAAATGCCTTTGCCATTCGTCCGCCGCCTTGTCCGGCACCGACTATAGCATAGGTGAGGGCTCCGCCAGACTGATCTTCCACAGTCTCTTGCTCCTCGTTTAGGTCAGGATCGTAATCCTCAATCTCAAGGGTAGGAATATTTACCATTTTGTTAATCTCCTCAAATGTCTAGTTCCTCATATAGGCGGATCAGAGCCTTAAGTCGTTCATTCCGGTCGTCTATTTTCTTAGTATCTCTTAGACGTCCCTCATAAACGTTCTTAATCGCCCCAATTTTATCCTTTTCCAGTCTACCACGTAACTCGTTCTCCTTTAAGGCGCTTTCTGCATCTGTTTTAAGTGCCTCTAAAAACAGTGACTTATCTACGGCAGGACGTAACAAGCGATAAAAGTAAACAAACACAGAGCCTAATACTATAATCCCCAGTATCAGCTTCCAATAAAAGGATTGGAGTTTGTGCCATAACCATTTCATCAGCCATGTTTCCATTTGGCTGCTATGTCGGCGGCTCCTTGCAATCCGATATAAGCAAGTGATACCGCAACCCAGTCGCTACTAGCTAAAGACCCAGCCGCCAAAAAAGCGGTGGAAGTCATCCATACCATTAGTTTTCGTGAGGCCCACTTACCGAGCCATTGATCTAGTTTTTCGTGCATATCTACAGCACCTCCTCTGTAGATATAAGTAGTCAAACAGAAAGGTTTTAGCTAGGGTACCCTAGGCTTGCCGTTCCACGCCCGTATAGTCGTCAAGCGGATTACGCTCAGATGATGGGATCCCGCCGACGCGTGCTTTGCTGCCGCCGCCGAATGGTGTTGAGGTTTCCGTCGCGGTGGTTTTTTCCTGTTCCTGTAAAGCTTTGCGAACCTGAGAAGCTATAACGCCACCATCCGCCCCCATTGCCTCAAATGCATCAGCTACCATTTTCATCTTTTGGACGCCAGGTAATTTACTAGGAGATAAAATAGCCTGAAGGAGCGGCCCTATGACTTGTGCCTCTTCTACAGTAGTGTTAATGAGTTGTGAGTACCATCCCAATAATTTAGGTATATCTTTAGACTGCTGTGCTTCGTTCAATTGTGCTCGAAGCTCTTCTTGAATAACTTTTTGGAGTTGTGTTTTAGTGATTTTCATTTATTGTTCCTTATTTAGAGTCAGAGCTAACATTTGTCAACAGATTCTGGAATGCTGATAGAAGTGGTCCGCCCTGCTTTCCAAATTTATCTTCTAGCGCCTGACGGAGCGCAATGACCCTCTGGTCTTTGCTAAGCTGGTCTGGCGAGGAGCCTCTTCCTAACAACATATCAAGAAGATGAGACATAATTTGAATTTGCTCTTGGGGGGTATTAATCTTTTGTAGATGAGTAAGCACTAGCTGGACGTCTGCGGTGTTTTTTTGTTCGGGCTTTGCCGCAACGGCCGGGACTTCTGTGTCTCCAGCGCTATCTCCCGCCTGGGGAGTGAGGTTAACAATTTCTTCCTCTTCGGAGATTTGAGCTATAGACTCTTTTACAAGCCTTAAAAGATCGGCTCTAGATATTTTCACTTATTATTTCTCCGTAGTACCTCGCGAACAACCTTCTTGAGGAAGTTTTCGCTAAAGCGCATATTAGCGCTTTCGTTCTTTTCTCGCTTCGAAGCTCCCTTTGATTCTTTTCTACGGTCTGCTAGAGATTGAGCGCCCTTGTCGCCATCATCTTCGCGATCAGACGCTTTGCGGTCTTTAGCTGCGAGCCTTTCGTCTTCTTTGTCTTTCTTATCCTGGGGCTCTTCGCCTTCGCTGTCAGAATCTTCTTCGTCACCTAGGGCATCTGACTTGGAAAGCACGGTGAAAAGAACGTTAGCATCGTCGTCAGCAAAGCTATCAAACAGTAAGTCTCTGAATTCTCCTATTGTGACATTGTGATCTTCATATGCCATAATTTTCTTGAACATCAAAGGGATGGCCAAAAGCATCTCTTCTCTCTCGGTAAGAACGTCAAGATATAAGGCTACGCGATCAACATCTGGATCGCCCGTAGAATCAACAGACTCTTCCGATAAAACTTGTCGAGCCTTTTGTAAAGTCTCACGAATAATTGTGTCTAATGTTTGTTTAGAAATTTTCATGTATGAAGGTTCTCCTAGTAGGATCTTGAGTGTCCATTGACCTAAACATAAATAGTATCTTTAATGTCTTTTCGCCGCTTTATGTATCTGTGCCAGAGCAGCCATCACTCGAAACTCCCTGCCTTCATAAATAATGGTTGCGATCTTTTCCCAAGTATGATACTCTTTTAGAAGCCCTATCTTCCACCCTTCGGCGTCAGCGCCGGAGTATTTGAATCTGACGAGGTCACCTGCTCTCATTCTCTATTTTCTTTTCTAGTGCGGAAGAAACAATAACGATATCTGTCTCAGATAATCGTTCGCGGGCTATCTCGCAATACTCTTCGGAAATATCAATTCCAATGAACTTCCTCTTATTCAATGCAGACATCTTACACGTAGTGCCACTTCCACACATTGGGTCAAGAACCACATCACCCTCATTGCTCCAAGATAAGATATGATCTTCTGCAAGCTTCTCTGGAAAAATCGCTGGGTGTTTATAAGCAATCCTATCTTTTGCTGAGGATCCTCCACTCACCACGTACTTCCAAAGATTTTGCTTCTTTACTTCTTCTTTGACATGTACTTCTTTTTTAGTGAAGGTGCCGTCTGCTTCTCGTACTACTGCGCGGAACCTCTTGGTTCGTTTGTCATTCCACTTGTTTCTCCGAGGAACAACAATAGGATTGAAGGTCTTCGGCTTGCCTTTTGATAAGACAAACATATATTCAAATGATTGATAATACCTATTTGACCCACCTACTGGTGGTGGATTATCCTTATGGTAGATCATAGTATCGTGCAGATTGAAACCAATCTCTTTAAAGTGCAAAGCTTGCCTAAAGCTGCTGCCAGTCTCGGTACCTTTTATTGTTGCGTCTCCGACAACCCAAACTACAACTCCACCAGGCTTTATAACTCTGAGAAGCTCCTGAGCGATACCCTCAAAATCAAAGTCATATCCTTTATATGTCCTAAGATTATCATAAGGGGGAGATGTTACGACTAAATCTACACTGTCAGCCTCCATTGCCTCCATTACCTCAATACAATTTCCGCACACAATCTCATTAACCATGCTTAGATACTCCGGTGCTCTTTGGTTAGCCTCTGTTTCTTAGAACTGCCCGAATATTTCGGCAGGAGATATGTCTCACAGGTTCTTTCTTTTGGCAATTCACCACTGTCGATAAAATAGACCTCGTCGTCGCCTTTGACATGAACCGCAATAATGTCCGTGATCTCAGAATAGCGATGAGTTTGCCCTCTGTTATTCTTGGCGACCGAGGAGTTTTTTCTATTTACTAATGGAATAGTAATCATCCCATTCGGTTGTGGCTTGACGGCCTTAACCTGAACCTTTAGGATCTTGCCGGCATGGGTGCCACTGGCCATATCCACAAGTAAGTCATACCCGTTTGTTGATGCAGTCATTGGCACAGAAACCACATGACCCATCTTAGTCAAAGTTAATGAAACGGCCATCTCGCCGATTTCACCTTCTCTTGTTAAAGTGTCCCTGGTTTGAATCAT